GTGTAAGTTGTTCCAATTGTCAGTGTCTTTGAAGTGTTAGTAATGTAGCCGCCAGCACCACCGCCGCCACCGCCGCCGCTGTTACCAGAGCCGCCACCGCCGCCGCCTGCAACGATAAGTGTGTTTGCTGTGTATGTGGGAGTAACATTTCCGCTTCCCTCGCCGATGTTTGTCCATACATTCGCATTTGTTGTAGCGTCTGTCAGTGCAAACAATTCACCAGACGTTTTGTTTAGATACAAATCGCCTTGTGTGCCGTTTGTAGTTATCGTTGGGTCGGAAGTTGCCTTTGTTACGGCATCTGGTACTGCTCCAGATTGCAACATTGCAGCAGTAATCGTGTTGTCACCGGGAACTACAGTCTGAATTGCTTTACCTTGAAACACCACATAGAAATCATCAGTAGTTTCTACGTCACCTGTCATAGTCAGGCTGGTGCCAGCAACAGTGTATGCTACACTTGGCTCTTGCCGCACATTGTTTACAAATACTTCAATATCTTGTGCGCTACCTGCAGCATGGTTAAGAGTAAATCCACGCTTTGCAGGACTACCTGTTACACCAGTCAAATCCTGATATGCTGCTGTGCTGAAGTTTACTGCAGGTATGTTACCTAGATACGGCATCAGTTACCCCTATGTAATGTCAAGATGGCTAAGAACAACATCAGCAGATGATGCTGTGTCAGATTGTACAGTAAGTGTATCACCCGGCTCCATCACTACCTTCTGGTCTCCACCAACCACAACTAAAGAACCACCAACTGGAATCGGTGCTGCTTTTACAAGGTGAACATTATCAACTGCACCGCTAGTACGTCCAGCACCATTTAGCTTTACGTCTACGGTAATTTGACTTGTCACAATGTTAGCAATACTAAGACCAATGATGGTGGTTTCTGTGCTTGATGGACAGGTATAGATGGTTGCAGCGGATGTGCCTACTGCTGTATCTGTCTCACATAAAAAAGCGTTTGCCATATTTTACTCCAAATGTATACTAATTATACCATATTTGTAATGGTTTGTCAAGTACTTTTTATTATCCTAATGCAATAGCCATTGCTATACCACCGTCACCCGTTGCTGGTAGGTTAGTAAGCTGCGAACCGTCTACTGCTGGTAGTCTTGCAGAACCGTCTAATTGCACAGCATTGTTGGCAGATGTACCTGCTGTCAATACTGCCGCAGAACCTAACCCTAGTGATGTACGTGCAGTACCTGCAGTCTCTAGTACAAAGTTAGAACCGTCACCTACAATAAAACCACCGTCAGTGACAGCTAAACCAGCCACATCTTGAAGCTGTGCATCTAATCTTGCATTAGCTACTGTACCTGTAAGCTGAGATGCATCAATAGATTTGTTAGTTAGTGTGTCCGTTGTTGCCTTACCAACCAGTGTATCTGTAGCCGCAGGTAATGTTAAAGTTACATCTGCAGTAGCGGCTGGTCCTATAAGTGTAACAGCGTTTGTTCCGTTATCGGTATCTTCTTTAAACAGGATTGAACCTGCTGCAGATGCAGAACCTGTGAGTATAGGAGCAGTTATGCTTTTATTAGTTAATGTTTGTGTACCTGTCAGTGTGGCTACAGTAGAATCAATTGCAATGTCATTAGCATTAGCAGTAATGCCTGTACCACCAACTACGTTAAGTGTGGCAGAGCCGGATGTTGCACCACCAGTTAAACCGTCACCAGCTACAACGGCGGTAATATCACCAGCACCTAATCCTGCTGTTTGGCTATCTACATATGCTTTAATTGATTGTTGAGTAGCAAGATGAGAAGCACTGTCTGATGACATATTATCTTCATCTTTAATAGAAGTTCCACTTATTGTACCATTGAGTACTGCACTTGTCAATGTTTTGTTAGTCAGCGTCTGTGAGCCTGTAAGGGTGGCTACAGTGCTGTCTATTGCGAAGGTTACTGCATTACCAGAACCAGACGTATCAATGCCTGTACCACCTGTAAATGTCAGCGTTTCACTATCTAAGTCAATAGACAATGCACCACCGCTATCTGCTTGGAAATCTAAATCTTCTGCAGTAATCTGTGTATCTACATAATCTTTGACAGCAGCAGATGTAGGTATTGTTGTATCATTATCATTTGAGCCAATGCCTTCTGATTCTACAATAATTGCAGAGGCTTTAAAATTGTCTACTTCAATATTAGATAGGGTATTATTATCAGCATCAATTGTTTTGTTAGTAAGTGTTTTTGTTGTGGCTGCAAGATATGTATCAAACGTATCAACAGTCGTTTGACGCATAGTTCCTGCATCATTGGTTACAATACCATCTGTACCTACGACTGCAGTTGTACCAACAGAAGTACCACCATCCATCAAGTTTAATTCTGCTGCTGTAGATGTGATAGCTGTACCAGCATAGTTGATAGCGTCTACATATGCAGTACCATCAATATACAAGTCTTTCCATTCAGCAGATGTGCTACCAATATCACGAGTATCATCTGCATCAGGAATAAGGTCAGCACCTAGTGTGCCAGATACAAGAACATTGCCAGACAGAGTTACTGTACCACCAATATTAGCCGCACCAGCAAGATGCAAGTCTTTAAACTTTTTAGATGAAGAACCTAAGTCAATGTCATTAGTTGTTGTTGGTTCAATAACACCGTCTTTAACTACAAACTGCTCTGTGCTAGTACCACTTACGTCAATATTAAACTCAACTTGGTTATTTGTATCATCAACTACAACCTTGTTTTTAGGCGTGGCAACACCGGGGTCTCCAATCAAACCAATGACTGGACCTTCAGCGGCTGTACCATCATGCTTGTGGCCTGATGTGTTTGCAAAAGCATTTACTAGCTGATTAAATTCATCGTTAAAGTCTGACGCTTGAATAATATCGCCATCAGCAAACGAGGACTGTCTAGTATAACTTGCCATTTATTATCTCCTTGCCGCCGCTTCAAACTCTAACTGAAAACCTTTCAGTGAGTAAGGGGCTGACGTACCCCTGTCATTAACACGCAGTGCCACTGCAAATCCTGAACCTTCGATTGGTTGTCTTACTAACGGGTTTGACTGACCACCATACGTAGCAGTACCAAATACTGAAGAGCCATAAATAGCTACTGCTGTTGTAGTATCAAATGGATATGCTGCAGGTCTAGGTGCATTAGGCGATTCATAGTCGTACCTTACAAACAAATCCGCATTCACTGCAGCTTCAGGTGCATAGTTTAGAATAACACGCTGAAATGATTTGCGTAAACCTGCATCACCCATAGTCAAATCAGGTGAACGATACTTACCTGTTACATTGTTACCATCAAAAGCAACGCCTTGTTCTTGACGATATACGTAGCCATCAAAGCCACCATGTAGAATAATACTTTCACCTTGCACAACAACAAAGTCTGTTGAACTAGGTGCTATACCACGAAGGTCAGAGTATTCGTATGTATCACCTTTACGTACTGCAATAAGACCTTTAGTATTTCCTCTTGTGATATTTGCATCAGAGAAAAACAATCTGTATTGTGTCTTATCAGGAATAACTACGCTATCAAATTCGTCTACGTTACTTAGACCAGTAAAGCGTTCCTGAACCTGACGACTAATTGTACCAAGTTCAACGTCACCAATTCTTTCAGTACCAGCAACTGTACGCAGTCCATCTGGCCCCAAGAATACTAAGTCACCTGCAAATTCCTGAATAGTAAAACCATTTAAACAACCAATTTCTCTGGTGACTGGTTGAAGAACAAAGTCAGCAATTGTATTGCCTACTAATTTGAATATACGTTCTTCACAGAAAATATAAAGTGCTTCACGAAAAGGAAACAGTCCTGTAATTCGGCTATCAACTTTAACAGAACCTGCGCCATTGGCTGCAGTAAAATCACTATCGGTGTATGGGGCAGAAAAGATAACTTCTTCGGGGTTAGCACTATGTCCGGCAAGAAATATAGCATTTTTGTATGCCGTAACAAATGCAGGGTCTGTGGGTGCGCCTGTTCCTGTTAGGTCTGTTACTGTAGTACCATCGTATTTAGTTGCCCGATTAGCACCATCTGCCCATATAATAAAATCTGTGCCGCCTAGATTATAACGAAAGTGTGTATATTTACCTGCGTTGCTTCGTCCGGTGTCAATTTGTGTCCAGCTACCAGTCTTACCAGCTTCGTGTATCTTACCGCCACGTGCCGCAATAACTTTATTATTAAAGTGTGCCGACATAAGGACTTTTTCACTAGCAGAAGCATCTTGTGGTACAATATTGCTATTCCACTTTGAATATCCTGAGATACGTCTGTATCCACCCTGTACGTCAGGCTCAAAGTTTTCTAGTTCAAGAGCCATCCCCGGCTGCATAACAAAGGTAGACTGGTCAAGAACCAAACCACCCTGACAGGCAAATACGAAGGGACTGAGGCCAGATTCATCTGCCATTTATACCACCTAAAACCCAGCTACATTAACGCCATACCTTTGGGAATACGGTATATATGTTGACCTCACGTAGTCTGTTCTATTTAATAGAATTGATTGCATATGCTTGATGCCCTCTTCAAATCGGGCAAAGTTAATTCCATACTGCTGTGACTCACCACGATACTGATAGCCGTATGCGGTAGCCCCATCTACAATTGTTTGTCTAAACTGTTCTGGTATTGTAGGTATGTCTGTAGCATTTACTAAAGCTGTAGGACGTGCAAAGTATTCATACTTTAGTTGGTATGCTTTATCGGGGTAAGGGTACAGCCCGTAATTATTATCTGGTGTTCTAAATACATAAATAGGTACACCGCCAACACCTGTAGTGCTTTCTTGGTCAATGTACCTATCAACATATTCTTTATAATCAATAATACGTAAAGTCACACCAGCTACGCCAAGTGTGTTGTCTTTGCTAATTCTAAATGTTTCATAGTCCACTGACTGTGTACCAACAGGAATTGTATATCGCGTTTGACTTGCAACTAATGTTTCTGTTTGCGTGGCGTGTGTAAAAGGCCAACCATATTCACGTGAATTAATATAATTGATAGCATCGTTTACTGCGTTTTTACACTGGATTTGAAATCCCCGTGCAGTAGCAAATGTAGTAGTAGTAAGTTCTACTTCATTCATCCTGTTCAGTACATCGTTGGAAAGTCCAAGATAATCGTATGCCATATAAAATCCTCAAAAGAAAAGTGAAGGGGCAAGTTGCCCTGCCCCCTCAACTATTTAGGCAAGTGTATCACGGTCTACTTCGTCAGCAGCCATGTCACCTTGGTCACTGATGTCCATCATAATGGCATAAGCACGTAGCTTACCAGCCGTAAATGATGCACCACTACCAGCCAATACAAAGTCAATTGTGTCAGCAGTTGTAGATGGTGCTAGTCCATCAATTGAAACCTGTGGAGCGTAAGCACCGTCAGCCGCACCGTCAATGTCCAATGCCGCAGCAAACTCATCAACGTCACCACCAGTGAAGCCAAGAGCAGCAGTAGCATCTGTACCAGTATTCATGGTAGCAGACTCAACCACTTGGAAGCCAGCACCCATAATTAGAGTGTCAGCAGGTACGGTAATTGCCTGAATAGTATCGCCGGGAGCAATGCTATTTGTGGTCAGGTCAATTGTCACATCAACGTAGTACGGGTTGCGTCCACGCTGTGAGTTCCCTGAAGCGGGATGAAGAAGTGCAGTAATGTTAGCCATGTCTTATCCCCCTTATACCAAGTTAAACTTAGCGTTCACAAGTGCTTCTGGACGAAGAATCTTGCGACCGTACAAATGCATACCACGAACAATGTCAGCGAAGCTGTCAGGGTCACGATATGTTTCGGTCTTATTAATCTGCTCTGCAGTTGCAACAGCAGAAGAATGACCAGCTACAATCAAACCGTAGTTTGAAGCGTTGGTTCCACCTGTTGTACCCGGACCTGTACCAATTGAAGGCAGGTTATTAGATACATAAACTTGGAAACCGTGAAGGTTATTGACAACCAATCCGTTTTGCAGACCAGCACCACCAAAGTCTGAGTTCAGAAGTTTTGAATCTTCATCCTTCAGTACCTCAATAAATACTGGGTCTACAACAAGCCAACGGCCTTGTGTATCAACATTTTGTTGGTCCAACTTACGAGCCATACGTGCAATAACCATTGTTGGGTTAGCATTACCTGAACCCGGTACGGATGATGCACCCGGCAAACGTGGCTGGATACCGATTGATGAACCCCCAGAACCGCCAAATTCATCGGCTTCCAGTTTCATGCTGGACAGAAGTTCGTCAGAACCTGCAGTAGACACGGCTTTTGAACCGTTAACAGTTGTGTTAACAGTATCTGGTGTGCCATGAATTGCAGACTGTTTAAATCCAGTCAGATAGCCAAGAACGTCTTGGTCAAACTGGTCAGCAAGACGGTACGCAGCACGGTCACTTGCCAGAGACTGGAAGTTTACGTGGCTGTGTGCCTCTTCAATGT